GGCCGCGCTAAGTACAACGCCGCCACGGGCTCCAATCTTAAAGCGCCAGCACCCAACCCCAAAACCAAGGCAGATGCAGGCCGCAAAGCCAGCTTTTGCGCCCGCATGGAGGGTGTCGTGAAGCATGCCAAAGGCGATGCTGAACGCGCTAAAGCATCACTCAAACGATGGAAGTGTTAACATGAAACCTGGACTTTATGCCAATATTCATGCCAAACAGGCTCGTATCGCCGCTGGCAGTAAAGAGAAAATGAGGAAACCAGGCACGCCTGGCGCGCCCACGGCCAAGGCGTTTAAAGAATCTGCTAAAACTGCGAGGAAGAAATAATGCCACTCGTTAAATCTAAATCCCCCGAAGCGTTCCGCAAAAACATCAAAGCCGAAGTAAAAGCGGGCAAGCCCGTCAAGCAGGCCGTGGCGATTGCGTATGCCGTCAAACGTGCGGCACCAAAAGGCAAGAAATAATGGCAGATTACACAGGCATTGCGGCTGCTGGCGCAGTGGCTGAAGGTGGTAAGCCTAAGAAAAGCGCGTCTGACATCCTGGCCACAGCCCGTGCCAGGCTTGATCTGGCGGTGTCCGCGCTATCTGAGAGCCGCGAAGATGAGATCGACGACTTGCGGTTTTACGCAGGTTCGCCCGACAACCAATGGCAGTGGCCCGCTGATGTATTGGCCACCCGTGGCGCGGTGCAGGGCCAAACGATCAACGCCCGGCCGTGTCTGACCATCAACAAGCTGCCCCAGCATGTGCGCCAGGTCACCAACGACCAGCGCCAGAACCGCCCCGGCGCCAAGGTCATTCCCGTGGACGACAACGCCGACGTGGAAGTGGCCGACATTTTTAACGGCATGATTCGGCACATTGAGTACATCAGCGACGCCGATGTAGCTTACGACACGGCCTGCGAAAACCAAGTGGCGTATGGCGAAGGTTACCTTCGCCTGCTGACCGAATATTGCGACGACAACACGTTTGACCAAGACATCAAGATTGGCCGTGTGCGTAATTCCTTCTCGGTCTACATGGACCCAACCATCCAAGACCCAACCGGCGCGGATGCCAAATGGTGTTTTGTCACTGAAGACATCACCAAAGCTGAGTTTGAACGCATGTATCCTGATGCTGCGCCCATTACAACGCTGCAATCTTTGGGTGTGGGCGATCAGTCGATTAGCAACTGGCTCAATGAAGACACCATCCGCATAGCGGACTACTACTACATCGACTACGACCGCACAACGCTGAATTTGTACCCCGGCAACGCCACGGCTTTTGAAGGCACGCCAGAAGACAAGCAACTGCGCGCGATCTACGGCAAACCCAAAAAGTCACGCGAATCTGATCGTCCAAAGGTCAAATATTGCAAGATCAACGGGTATGAAATCCTTGAAGAGCGCGAATGGGCGGGCAAGTGGATTCCCGTGATCCGCATTGTGGGCAACGAATTTGAGGTTGATGGTCGTTTGTACGTGTCGGGCTTGGTGCGCAACGCCAAGGACGCCCAGCGCATGTACAACTACTGGGTCAGCCAAGAGGCCGAAATGCTGGCCTTAGCACCCAAAGCCCCCTTCATTGGCTACGGTGGCCAGTTTGAAGGCTACGAACAACAATGGAAAACCGCCAATACGCAAAATTGGCCGTATTTGGAAGTCAATCCAGACGTTACAGACGGCCAAGGTGGCATGTTGCCACTACCCCAGCGGGCACAACCTCCAATGGCCTCCAGCGGGCTGTTGCAGGCCAAAGCGGGGGCGTCTGAAGACATCAAGAGCACCACGGGTCAGTACAACGCCAGTTTGGGTATGGGCTCCAACGAGCGCAGCGGCAAAGCCATTCTTGCGCGCCAACGCGAGGGCGACGTAGGTACTTACCATTACGGGGATAACCTAGCCCGTGGCGTGCGCCATGTGGCCCGTCAGTTGGTGGACTTGATCCCTAAGATTTACGACACCCAACGCATCGCTCGCATCATCGGTGAAGATGGCGAAACAAAGATGATCAAGATCAACCCTGAGCAACCGCAGCCGGTCAACAAAATTGTTGACGAGCGCGGGATTGTGATGGAGAAAATCTACAACCCCGGCGTCGGCAAGTACGACGTGGTGGCAATCACCGGCCCAGGCTACGCGACCAAACGTCAAGAGGCATTGGAGGGCATGGCACAACTACTGCAAGGCAATCCTCAATTGTGGGCTGTGGCCGGTGACCTGTTCGTCAAGAACATGGATTGGCCTGGTGCTCAAGAGATGGCCAAGCGGTTTGCCAAGACCATTGATCCGAAGTTCTTGTCCGATACTGAGGATGACCCGGCGTTGCAGGCTGCCCAGCAGCAGATTCAAGCCATGGGCCAAGAGATGGAACAGATGCACATGATGATTAAAAACGTGGGCAAATCCATCGAAGTGCAAGAGCAAGAGCGCAAGGATTTTGAGGCCCAGGTCAAGGCATATGAGGCCGAAACCAAGCGTTTGGCCCAAGTGCAGGCCAGCATGTCGCCAGAGCAAATTCAAGATATAGTCTTGGGAACCGTGCATGGCATGATTACATCGGGCGATCTGGTGGGTGAAATGCCCGGCCGGGAGCAGAATGAAATGATGCCCGAGAGTGCTGAATATCAACAAGGGATGCCACAATGAAAGCGTGTGATTTTTTAGGTCTATTGTTTTTGGCGCGGGACGTGGCGCACAGCGTTCACCTAAACACCCGCAGCTACAGCAAACATGTGGCGCTCAACATTTTTTATGACCGCATCATTGATGCGGCTGATGATTTTGCTGAGTCTTACCAAGGCCGGCATGGCTTGATGGGGCCGATCACTTTGCATTCAGCAAAAAAGACGGCTAACATCATCGAGTTTTTGGAAGACTCGCTCAAACAGATTGAAGATGCCAGGTATGAGGTGGTTGACAGGACAGATATGTCGTTGCAGCAGCTCATCGACAACATCATTGAGATTTATCTCAGAACTTTGTACAAACTTCGCTTTTTGGCATAAGGAAACACCATGGCTCTTTATTTGCACAACAACAACGCTGACATTCAAGTCAAAGTTGGAGCCGGCAAGCTCAAAGGCATTTTTGTAAGCACCGCATCCGGAACGCCAACTTTGGCGGTTTACGATACTGCTACTGCAAGCACCAGTGATCCCACAATCCTTGCAACATTTACGCCCTCCGGTAACACCATGTATTTGCTAAGTGGTGATGATAGTGGTGTTTATTTCAGCAATGGATTATGGGTTGACAAAGGCGGTACAACTGTCAATTGCACTATTTTTTACGAGTAAACGCCATGTCCCAATATAAATATATTACGGCGTCCACCCAGCTTAAAGTTGGTTTTGGAAAGATTAAAAGTCTTTTTATCAGCTCTGCCTCGACTGTGCCAAGAGTTACGATTTATGACTCAGCCACAGCAGATACGGCTGATCCAGAGTTAATCCATCAATTTACGCCCACTTCAGCTTCAGTTCGGCAGTTAAGTGGTGACATCGGCGGCATCGCATTCAACAAAGGTTTGTACGTCGTTATTTCGGGCGATGTCTCAATGACCGTCATTTATGAATAAAGGTTAATCATGGCCGTCTTTCTCTCCCCTGTGGGCGGCGTTGCGGCCCAGTTCTTTACTAGCGCGGGTGCCGTGCTGACTGGCGGCAAGTTGTACACATATGCTGCTGGCACCACGACTCCTGCTGCCACATATACGACCTCCAACGGTACAACTTCATGGACCAATCCTGTGGTGCTGGATGCCGCAGGACGCGTTTCTGGCAGCGGTGAGATTTGGTTGACTGGCGGCGTGCGGTACAAATTTGTCTTGACCAACGCAAATGATGTTTTGATTGCCACGTATGACAACATTAATGGCGCGGGTTCAATCGTTATTATTTCGTACACAGGCACTGGTTCGCAAGTAGCGTTTAGCGTATCTGGCTCAGTTGCAAGCGTATTCATAAACGGCGTATACCAAAATCAAAATACGTATTCAATCAGCGGAACAACATTGACGTTTTCACAAGCGCCGCCGTTTACGTCAAAAATTGAAATTCAAACAGTTTGAAATAATTTATGGCCAACACCAAAATCTCTGCGCTAACTTCTGCAACTACGATTGCAGGGACGGAGGTTTTGCCAATTGTTCAAAGCAGCGCAACAGTCAAAGTATCCGTAGCCAATTTGACGCCGGGCCTTGACACCATTACAGCGGCAAAAGGCGGCACCGGCCAAACGTCTTATGCTGTGGGAGATTTGCTGTATGCAAACACCACCACAACCCTTGCAAAACTTGCTGATGTAGCCACGGGCAATGCACTTATTTCTGGCGGTGTTGGAGTTGCGCCAAGCTGGGGCAAGATTGGTTTAACCACTCATGTCAGCGGCACTTTGCCAACAGCAAACGGCGGCACAAACCTGACCTCATTTACTGCAAATGGCTTGGTGTATGCGTCAAGCACAAGTGCATTAGCCACAACGTCTACATTAATATTTGACTCCAATAGTAATTTGGGTGTTGGAACCACATCAATAGCTTCTTTTGCTAGGTTACAAGTTACAGGTACTCCTGGCGCTCAAACAGACGCCAAACAACAACTATATGTTTCGGCGCCAACAACAACAATAGGTGAAGGTGCTGGCATTCGAATAGGCGCCTCAAGCGGCGCAAAGGACGCGGTTGGTGTTATTGGTGTAGTCAATAACGCATCTGGCAATCTTGGCTCTATGACTTTTAATGTATACAACGGGGGTGCTACTGTCCCCGAATGGATGCGTATTAGCAATACTGGGATTGTCACTATGTCAGCATACGGTGTTGGCACGGCAACATTCTCAGCCGCTGGTGTTATATCTTCTGTGTCCGATGAAACATGGAAAATTAAAGACGGTGTTCCCGTTGATCCAGATTCCATGCTTAAAAAGCTAGAGCCTGGATATTGGTATTACAACGATGAGAAAAAAGAAATTTTTGGCGTTGACAGGCAATTAGGTTTTTATGCACAAAATGTGAATAGTGCTATTGGCCCAGAAGCCGCCCCAACGCCAGAAGAAGGTAAGCCGTGGGGCTACCATGACCGTTCTGTTTTGGCAGTAACGGTCATGTCTTTGCAAAAAGCATTGGCAACCATTGAGTTGCTTAACGCCCGCATAACCAATTTAGAAGGAACATAAATAATGGCTTTGACTAAAGTTTCTCAGTCAATGATTGTTGGCGGTAGCGTCACCATTCAAGATTTTGGCGGTGTAGGCGATGCCACTACAGACGATACAGCCGCAGTTTTGGCTGCATTTGCTGCTGTGCCTGAGTACGGAACGGTTTACCTGTCAAACGGTATTTTTAAGATCACGCAAAATATTCAAATCACAAAGTCTGTCAACATTATTGGAACAGGTGTTAATTCGGGTTTTTACTTAGTTGTAGGAACTAGTGCAAATGGTATTCGGTATGGAAACGCTGAATCGTTAAGTAGTAGCACAGCATTAATGCACAGCGTATGGCAAGATTTTGGAATTTATGGCAATACTGGGTCATGTAAAGACGCGCTTGTTTTAACTGGTTTAATTCAATGCTCTTTTGTTAATATTCATGTAATAACGGGCACAAGTGCAACAGGATATGCCGTAAGAATGTCTTCTTTGCAATCATGCCGCCCAGTTCAATTTAATACAAATCAGTTTTATACTAAATACCCAGTTTCTTGCACAGTCCCAGCTAACGGGTTTAGAGGTTCAAAATTAGACGGAACAGATACCTCATTAGTTGACTGTGAATTTAATTTGGTCGCTGACGGTGGGTTGGGCTACGGCATTTATATGCAAGGTATGCAAGCCAGTGTCTTAACGGGGTTATCCGAAGGCAACTCTACTTATAACTTATCATTAAAAAATTGTTTATACAACAATATTCGTAATTTTTACACCGAAGCTGGAACTACATCGATATCAATGATTGATGCTGATGGGCAGAGAAATGTGTACGGCCCAGGCATTTTTCATAATGGTGCAAATACAGGACTTCAATTACAAACTTGTGATGGCTGCATAGTTGACGGCGTTACAATGACTAAGTTGGTAATTGATAACACTTCAAAAAATATTAAGATTGGTGCTATTTCTTGTGAAGGCCAAACATCTGCAAACATTACTGACAATGGCATAAACACATCTCAATTAAATGCCAATGCAACAGGTTATCAAAACGTCAATAGGGCTGGTCAGTTATCTGACTTTAGCAGCATTCTTTATAACGGGTCGTTAGACCGCTGGATTGATAGCACTACCCCCGCTGGATCGTGGTCAGCCGCAAGCGCAACCATGACGAGGGAAACCAGTATTGTTAAACAAGGTGTATCATCTGCTGCCTGTGTTTTAGCAAGCGCATACCCAACCAGTCAAGTTCGACTTTCAGTTCCAATTTCAACTGCGGCTTTTGCGTCAAATCGTGCCACCGCAACTGGATGGATTTACATTCCATCATCTGGCGGCAACGACATACAAATTAACCTTTTTTACAATTCTGGTGCTGCTGTTATTGGTGTTGACACAATAACAACCCGAAACGCTTGGAAAAAAGTTACATTTAGTTTTGATTTAAATTACACTGGCGCTTATTCAAGTGTACAAATTAATTTTTCATCGGCTACTGGGTCAACCACTTTTTACTTGGATGGTTGGTCAATTACGTTTGGAAATGCTGGTGGTTCGTCATTTTTTACGCCAAATGCTAACGAATTTGTACGATACACAGGCCAAGCCACATGGAATCCAGGCACTATTAGTGATGGAACTTTTGTAGCTAAAGACTTTACAGTTCTTGGTGCAACATTAGGAATGTCTGCAACAGCGGGTGCTGGCGTAGATGTGGTTGATTGTTTGGTGTCAGCAACAGTCACGGCAGCTAATACAGTTACCGTTGTAATTCAAAATGAAACTGGTGGCTCAGTCACATTGGCTAGTTCAACTTGGTATGTCTCAGCAGTCAATATCACAGTATAAAGGGGAAATTAAATGGCTTTGCAAAAACTTATTGAAACAGAAGGCGATTCATTTATTGAAACACCGCTTGGCATAGTAAAAAATGGTAATCAGAAAATTACTTTTTCTGCATACGTGAAAGTCATCAACATCACAGGTTCTAAAACTCAACTTGATGTTGAAGTTTTGTTTAAAAGTGACTCGCACAAATTCACCAAAAATTATTTATTTGCCCCATCTGTAAGCACAGGGTCAGTAAACTTTATTGCTCAAGCCTACGAGCATTTGAAAACGTTGCCAGAATTTGCTGGCGCTAAAGACTGCTGACAAAAATTCCAGCATAATGCTGACAAACCTTACCGGTGAGGTTCACCGGGGAATCTTAGGATTCATTGACATGACTGAAGAAGTCCAAAACCTAGCGGAAGTTGACTCCGCGCCAGCAACGGAAGTGACGGCCACTCCTGAGACTGTAGAAACTGCGCCGGTAGTCGCTGATGAGCCGAAAGAACCTTCTAGGGTTTTTACCCAAGAAGAACTGGATGCAGCCATCGGTAAGCGGCTTGCGAGAGAACAGCGTAAGTGGGAAAGAGAGCAGGCTCAAAGGCAAGCGGAAACGCAAGCGTTGAGAGCGCCAGCAGACGTCCCGCCGGTTGATCAGTTTGAAAGCCCCGAAGCCTATGCAGACGCATTGGCTTACAAAAAGGCTGAAGAACTGCTTGCCCAGCGTGAGCTTGCCCGGCAGCAATCTGAAATTCTTGAGTCCTACCATGAGAAGGAAGAAGAAGCGCGGAGCAAATACGATGACTTTGAACAAGTCGCGTATAACCCCAAACTTCCGATCACGACCGTGATGGCTCAGACGATCCAGGCCTCGGACGTTGGCCCCGAAGTAGCGTACTACCTCGGTGCAAACCCCAAGGAAGCAGATCGCATATCCCGTCTTGCACCTATCTTGCAGGCCAAGGAAATTGGGAAGATCGAGGCCAAGTTGGCCAATGATCCACCAGTGAAGAAAACCACGTCCGCGCCAGCACCGATTTCGCCCGTGACGGCTCGCTCTTCTGGAGCACCGGCTTATGACACGACAGACCCACGGTCTACCAAGACCATGAACGCCTCGGAGTGGATTGAAGCCGAAAGAGCCCGACAGATGAAAAAGTTGCAGGCAAACCGCTAAATCAAATTTGAAGGATTTTTTCCATGTCTAACAGTATCTTAACGATTGACATGATCACCCGAAAGGCTCTCGAAATTCTCGAGAACAACCTGGTGCTCACCCGTAACGTGAACCGTCAGTACGACGACAGCTTTGCTGTTGAAGGTGCCAAGATTGGTTCGACCCTGCGTATTCGCCTGCCTGACCGCGCTCTGGTCACTGACGGTGCCGCCTTGCAAGTCCAAGACGACAACGAACAGTTCACCACCTTGACCGTGGCCAGCCAAAAGCATATCGGCGTGAACTTCACTTCCGCCGAATTGACCATGCAGTTGGATGACTTCGCAGAGCGTGTGTTGAAGCCTCGTATCAGCCAATTGGCCAGTTCCATCGACGCTGACGTTGCCAATGCGTACAAGACAATTGGTAACTCTGTGGGCACTCCCGGCACCACTCCTTCAACTTCTTTGGTGCTGTTGCAAGCCCAGCAGAAGCTGAACGAGAACGCCGCTGTGATGAACCCCCGTTATGCCACCGTCAACCCCGCCGCTAACGCTGGCTTGGTTGAAGGCATGAAGGGTTTGTTCAACCCCACCGACACCATCAGCAAGCAGTTCAAGAACGGCATGATGGGCATGGGTGTGTTGGGCTTTGATGAAGTCAACATGTCTCAGTCGATCAAGCAGCACACCACCGGCACCCGCGCCGCCACCGGTGCTACCGTGGCCTCTAGTGTGACCTCTGAAGGCGCTGCTACGCTGTCGTTGACCGTTGGCTCCGGTGAAACCATCGCCGTCGGCGACGTGTTCACCATCGCTGACTGCTACGCTGTGAACCCGCAAACCCGTGAGTCCACTGGTTCGCTGTTCCAGTTTGTGGCTTTGGCGTCTTCGACCGTCACCACCACTGCAACCGTGACCGTGGCCCCGATCTACTCGGCCAACCACGCTCTGGCTACTGTGAACGCTTTGCCCGTCAGCGGTAAAGCAGTCGTGTTTACCGGCACGGCCAGCACTCAGTACCCCCAGAACTTGGTTTACCACAAGGACGCCATCACGTTTGCCACCGCTGACTTGTTGCTGCCCCAGGGCGTAGACATGGCCGCGCGCGCCGTTCACAATGGCATCAGCTTGCGTGTGGTCCGCCAGTACGACATCAACAACGATCGTATGCCTTGCCGTATCGACGTGTTGTATGGCTACAGCACCATTCGTCCTCAGATGGCTTGCCGTCTGTGGGGTTAATTTGAAACGGGGCTTCGGCCCCTTTCGTAACATCTTTTTGAAGGAAATTTATCATGGCTACTCTTCCCAATGGCGCAGGCGGCTATCAACTCGGTGATGGCAACCTAAACGAAATCAACATGACCACGCAAGTGGCACCAACTGCAAAAACAGCCGCAGCCACTTTGACCGCCGCTGAATTAGCAACGGGCATCATTACTTATACTGGCGCTGCCGTCGCCTTGACCGTACCTTTGGGCACGGATTTGGACGCGGCATTTTCCAGCATGAAAGTCAATAGCTGCTTTGATTTTTCTATCATCAACACTGGTGGAACCAATGCCGCCACTGTCACCGCTAACACTGGCTGCACCTTGGTTGGTGTCGCTGCTGTGTCTGCCTTGACATCCGCGACATGGCGCGTTCGCAAGACCGCTGATGCCACCTATGTGTTTTACCGCGTTGCGGGCTAAACCTAATGGGGGCTTCGGCCCCTGTTTTTAAGGAACAATCATGCCTACAAACACTAAACCTGTTGGCGTTGCGTACGAAGACCCGCAACTTGATGGTGCAATCATGGGTAAGGCCGGCGGTACCGCTGGTTTTTACGGTGTTACGCCTATCACTCAAGCTGCTGCCATCGCGGCGGTTACCAATACCGCCACCGGTACTGAGTTGGCCACCGCAATTAATGCTATTCGCGTAGCATTGAAAAATATCGGCATCACTGCTTAAACCAACTAGGGGGCTAATCACCCCCTTCTTTTTATGGCCGTTATTTACCTGACCCATCCGACCCACGGGGCCAAAGTGGCCACCATGGATTTGGAAGCTGAATACGATGAACAAAATGGCTGGACACGATATACTCCTGGCACGCCTGTTGTTCAAGAGGCGGCTCCTGTCGTAAACGAACTGGAAGTTAAAAGGCGGCGCAGCCGAACCGTTACAACTGAAGGAGCGTAAACATGGCCACCTACTCTACAGCCGATCAAATCAACAGGTCGTTGAGGTTGCTTGGCGTGTTGGCCGAGGGCGAAACCCCCTCTGCATCGGTTTCTCAAGACGCGCTGATGGCGCTCAACCAGATGATCGACTCTTGGAACACTGAGCGTTTGTCTGTCTTCAGTACCCAAGATCAAGTTTTTAATTGGCCTGTGGGCGAAATCTCCCGCACCATGGGGCCGACCGGTGACTTTGTGGGCAACCGCCCGGTTTTGCTCGACGACGCCACCTACTATCGCGACCCCGGCACAAACGTGTCGTTTGGCATCAAGTTCATCAATCAGCAGCAGTATGACGGCATTGCGGTTAAGACCGTGACCTCGACATATCCGCAAGTGATTTTCGTGAACATGACGTTTCCAGACATTGAAATGTTCATTTACCCACGGCCCACCCGGCTGCTGGAGTGGCACTTCATCAGCGTTGAAGAACTGAACAAGCCCGCTGATCTAAGCACGATCATGTATTACCCGCCCGGGTATCTACGTGCTTTTACGTACAACCTGGCTATGGAGTTTGCGCCCGAGTTTGGCGTCGAGCCCAGTCCACAAGTGCAGCGCATTGCAATGACCAGCAAGCGCGATTTGAAGCGCATCAACAATCCCGACGACATCATGTCAATGCCATATGCGTTGATTGCGACCCGCCAGCGCTTTAACATCTATGCCGGCAATTACTGATGAAAACGCCCATCCTTGGCTCGACCTACGTAGCCCGCAGCGTCAACGCTGCGGATGCGCGCATGGTCAACTTGTTTCCCGAGATCATTCCCGAGGGCGGTAAAGAGCCCGCGTTTTTGCAGCGCTGCCCCGGCATGACGCTTTTGTCCACCGTAGGAATTGGCCCTATTCGCGGCTTGTGGGCGTTTTCGTCCGATGACGGCGTGGGTTTTGTGGTGTCAGGCACTCAGCTCTACAAGATCAACAACTCCTACGTGCCAACGCTGATTGGCACAATCGCCGGCACGGGGCCAGTTAGCATGGCTGACAACGGCACGCAATTGTTCATCGCGGCCAACGGGCCGGGCTACATCTACAACAACACCACCGGCGGTTTTGGTCAGATCACCGACCCAGACTATCCTGGCGCGGTGACGGTCTGCTATTTGGACGGCTATTTTGTGTTCAACGAGCCCAATAGTCAAAAGATGTGGGTTACCGCGCTCTTAGACGGCACGTCAATTGACCCGTTGGAGTTTGTCAGTACCGAAGGTTCGCCCGATGGTTTGCTGGCCGTGGCGTCCAACTTCCGCGAGGTCTGGGCGTTCGGCTCCAACTCCATCGAAGTCTGGTACGACTCAGGCGCCACAGATTTTCCCCTGCAACGCATCCAAGGCGCGTTCAACGAACTGGGCTTGGCTGCGCCCTTTTCGGTCGCCAAAATGGACAACGGCCTGTTCTGGCTAGGCCGCGACCGCCGGGGCCAAGGCATTGTCTACCGCGCCAATGGTTACCAAGGCCAGCGCATCTCAACTCACGCGGTCGAATGGCACATCCAACAATACGCCAATATGTCGGATGCTGTCGCATACACTTATCAACAGGATGGCCACAGCTTTTACGTGCTCAACTTTCCTAGCGCCAATACGACTTGGGTGTACGACGCCGCTACCCAAGCGTGGCATGAGCGGGCGGGCTGGGTTAACGGCGAATTTATCCGCCACCGCAGCAACTGCCAGATGGCGTTTAACAACGAAATCGTTGTTGGCGACTTTGAAAACGGCAACATCTACGCCTTTGATTCTGACGTGTATGCCGACAACGGCCAAATTCAGAAATGGCTGCGCACCTGGCGGGCGTTGCCCACGGG